CTCGCCGGCCAGCGGGACCACGTGCCGGAAGCACAGAGCGGCCGCCTTGGTATCCGTGGCCGAGCACGAGGGCGTGCAGGTGGTTCGTGACGACCTGATCGTGGGCACGAAGACCCGAGCGGGTGATCTGCTGGCTGCAAAGGCCCCGTTGAAGACGATCGTGTACTGCCAGCCCCGAGTAGGTTTGGCCGGAGTCTCCATCGCTGATGTGGCCAAGCGTCACAATAAGGACGTGGTGCTCTTCATGCCTTCCTCGAAAGAGATCTCGCACCACCAGGCCTGCTGCATCGAGCGTGGCGCCACGGCGTACTTCGAGCGGATTGCCGCCATGCCGAACCTCAACCGAAAGGCTGAGATGTGGGCAAAGGAGAATGGTGCTTTCTTCGTCCCGCTCGGGCTGAAGCACGAGCTAGCCACTGCTGGAATCATCCAGGCAGCCCTGACGATTCCAGAGCCGGATGAAGTCTATGTGGCCATCTCGACTGGTGTCTTGTCTCGTGCTTTGCAGATTGCTTGGCCGAACGCCAAGTTCCACTGCGTTGCCGTGTCACGTAACCTGAAGGCCGGAGAGCTTGGCCGAGCCGAGGTCATTACTGAACCACTCGACTTCACTGCAGTAGAGAAGAAAGAGAATCTTCCGCCATTCCCTACCGTCAATACATACGACGCAAAGGTCTGGAAATACATCCCGAAGAACAAGAAGGGCAGGAAGATCCTGATGTGGAATGTCGGCACAGAGCCAGAACTGAAGGATGCTTCCATCATTACGACCACTAAGTCGTATCGTGATTGGCCGAAGAAGACCGTAAAAGAATGACACGAGTACTCATCACTACCCCCATGGCTCCGATCTCGGAGCGCATGAGTTCGCACCGTGCCGCTCAGGCGGTCATCTATGCTGACCAGATCGCATCTTCGCCGAATGGCTGGGATGTGACCGTTAACTTCGGTGGAGTCATCGAGGACTACAATGCCTACGACATTGTGGCAGTCTATCATGGGAACGACTGGGGCGGCACGGTCAATATGTTCGGCGGCGTCAAGGCCTTCGGAAACATCGACCAGCTCATCCGTCTATCCAAGTTCAAGGGCAAGGTGTGGTCGCTGGATATCGCCTTTCCCGAGTACTCCAAGATGATCAAGCCACGGGTCGACAAGGAACCTGCCTCTCATCCAGACTGGAAGCAGGTCGATTGGCACCACTTAAATACGATCGAAAATTCCGCAATCACGACGTATTCCAATCATTTTGCTCACGGTAATAGCATTGCAATTGGAGATTCGCATGGAATTTCCATGTACCGCCGTGGGTGGAAGATCAACTCGATCCCGTACAAGACTCTGTACGGTGCACTAGAACTTGGTCTAGCGTCGTTCCTGTCTGCCGAATCGTACGAAGAGATCGAGACATACTTCGGGAATATCGATATCCGGCACCATTTGATGCGTCAGCCAGACCCGAAGCTTGCTACGGTAAACCTGGTCAAGAGGTACGTGGACGAGTGTCGGAAGATGCATAGGTCCCACGGTGCCAAGGTCGTCCGCATCTGGGAGCCACTGCCGATCGAAAACGAGTCTCGCAAGCTGCCCAAGACTGGCTATTACAAAGGAGCTCCCTTCTATGGCTCTTGGAAGGAACGCAATCAAATCCGAGATCTCTTCAATGAAGAGCTTCACCGTAATTCCGGAGATGGCATTGAGGTATTTCAGTGGACCTCAAAGCTCAAAAACTCTGCTGAAGAACTCGATTTTGAATTCATGGAGAAGCCCCAGTCAGTCCATCTTTCCAGAGCAGCCTATCCGCACTGGACAGGAAAAGAGTGGAATCTCGCCAAATAAGATTTACAACCGTCACAAACCGTGACATGATACTCACTATGTCGTCATTACTATCCAAACTCAAGAAGAATTCTAAGATCGAACAGACCGAAGTACTGGACAAGTCCTCCCTTTTCAACGATAAGGACATGATCCCGACAGAGATCCCGATGCTCAACGTGGCGTTGTCCGGATCTCTCGACGGCGGCCTGACTTCCGGTCTCACTGTACTGGCCGGTCCTTCCAAGCACTTCAAGTCTAGCTACTCACTCATCATGGCCGCTGCGTACCTCAACAAGTACCCTGAAGCGGTCATGCTGTTCTACGACTCTGAGTTCGGTTCTCCCCAGCAGTACTTCAAGACGTTCGGCATCGACGTCTCTCGTGTCCTTCATACTCCTATCACGAATGTCGAGGAGCTGAAGTTCGACCTCGTCAACCAGCTCAACAACGTGGAGCGTGGCGAGAAGGTGATCGTGGTGATCGACTCCATCGGTAATCTGGCTTCGAAGAAGGAAGTCGAGGATGCGATGAACGAGAAGTCTGTGGCCGATATGTCCCGTGCCAAGGCGCTCAAGGGTCTGTTCCGCATGGTGACGCCGTATCTGACCCTGAAGAACATCCCGCTCGTGGCCATCAACCATAGCTACAAGACGATCGAGATGTACTCGAAGGACGTCATGTCCGGTGGTACTGGCATCTACTACTCGGCGAATGCCGTCTGGATGCTCGGGCGCCAGCAGGACAAGGATGACGAGGGCCTCAACGGTTACCACTTCATCATCAACATTGACAAGTCCCGGTTCGTGAAGGAGAAGTCCAAGATTCCGATCTCGGTCTCGTTCAATGGTGGCGTCGAGAAGTACTCCGGTCTACTCGAGATCGCCCTGGAAGGTGGCTTTGTCACCAAGCCGTCTGCCGGCTGGTACTCCAAGAAGGGTGAAGACCAGAAGTTCCGTGAGAAGGAAACGTATACCTCAGAGTTCTGGGATCCTATCCTCAAGTCCGATGAGTTCAAGAAGTTCGTCAAGGACAAGTACACCGTCGGATACCGTTCAGCAATCCAGCAACTAGAGGATGCCGATGAATAAGATTACCAAAGACTCATTTGCGCTTCTACCGGCCGTAGACATGTCAGACAAATCTGCTGTCTACGACGTTGAGATCAAAGTCCCGCCGTACGAGGGCGTAGTTGTCCGGTACGGCTCAGTCAAAATCCAGGTCACAGAAACAGCTGAGTCGGGAGAAAACGGAAAACTATCATTCGTCTACTACATCCTTAAGGGAGACAAAAATTCATTATCGAACGATCGCACTTTTGCAAATTTGACGGGCGACATCCTGGCATACATAATTCATGACGCCCTCGATAGCGGCAAGTACCAGATCGGCGATCCCAGCAAACCTTCACATGTCGAACCAACTACAGCAGACGATTCTTCAGAAGCTCGTCAATGACGAGAACTACTGTCGCAAAGTACTGCCGTTCATCAAGTCAGAGTATTTTGATAGTGGCCATCGCCCGATCTACCGGCTTGTACTTGACTTCATTGCCAAGTACAACAAGCTGCCGTCCAAGTCTGCTCTAGAGATCGATTTCCAGAATGACTCCACACTCACAGAGGAGACATATCCGGCTGCGCTTCAGGTTCTCAACCTGATCGACCAGAATCCGAAGGTCGAAGAAGCGTGGATTCTAGACCAGACGGAAAAGTGGTGCAAGGATCGTGCACTTCACCTGGCGATCCTGGAGTCTATTCAGATCATCGATGGTCGCCGCAAGGACGCCTCACGTGATGGCATTCCTGATATCCTGCAGAAGGCTCTTGGAATCAACTTCGACAACAGTGTCGGTCATGATTACATCTCGGACTTCGAGAAGCGTTATGACTTCTACCATCGGACCGAAGATCGTCTTCCGTTCGACCTGGAGATGTTCAACAACATCACTAAGGGTGGCGTTCCGCGGAAGACTCTGAACATTGCTCTTGCTGGAACCGGCGTAGGTAAATCGCTGTTCATGTGTCACGTGGCAGCATCTTCACTCGCTCAAGGCAAGAATGTGCTGTACATTACCCTTGAGATGTCTGAGGAACGTATCGCTGAGCGTATCGATGCTAACCTCATGAACGTCCAGATCGATCAGCTGTCAAGCCTGTCGAAGGACATGTTTGCCGGCAAGCTCAAGAAGATCGCCTCGACGACTGTAGGAAAGCTGATCATCAAGGAGTATCCGACTGCATCAGCTCATGCTGGTCACTTCCGTGCCCTGCTGAACGAGCTGAAGCTGAAGAAGGATTTCGCTCCTGACGTGATCTTCATCGACTATCTCAACATCTGTGCTTCTGCTCGGATGAAGGGTGTTGGCGGTGCAGTCAATACGTACTCCTTCATCAAGGCCATTGCCGAAGAGATTCGTGGCTTGGCTGTCGAGTTCAACGTGCCGATCTTCTCTGCGACTCAGACCACCCGGTCAGGTTTTGCTTCGTCTGATGTCGAGCTCACTGATACGTCCGAGTCGTTCGGTCTTCCAGCCACTGCCGATCTGATGTTTGCACTGATTGCCACTGAAGAACTGGATCGTCTGAACCAGATCATCGTAAAGCAGCTCAAGAACCGGTACAATGATCCCACTGCAAACAAGCGGTTCATCGTCGGGATCGATCGGTCCAAGATGAAGCTGTACGATGTGGAGGTCAAGGCACAGACCTTGGCAAAGGAGCCGACTGTCCGTACACCTCAGCAACCGGACCGGCAAAATTTCTCAGAGTTTAGCTTTGAGTAATAAAAGGATGTACACTGCACAAAAACCGATTAGGATGTTCTGATCATGGGGATGTTCGACACAATTAACTGGGCAGACAGCTTACCATTCTCACCTGAGATGGTAGAGCTTGGTCTAGACAAGAATAGCAATTCTTATCAGACAAAGGACCTCGAGAATGCATTGCACGAGTACATGGTTCAGGGCGGCAAGCTGTTTTTGAAGCGATTCCGCAACGAGGAATGGATAGAGGGAGATCCAAAGTCAAAGTCCTTGCTTGGCCGGATTGGCCTCATGTCTCGTACTGACGAGTACTATGAGGAAATTGATGTGGGTACCCGCACAATCCGCATGTACGACTATCGGGAAGATGTCCAAGGGAAGTGGGACTGCTTTGTCGAGTTTGACGTCGTTATCGTCAAGGGCGTAATTTCCGAAGTCAAGCTGGTTTCGCTCGAGAAGACCGATAGCAGCCACCGAAAGGAGCTGCATAGACAATGGCTAGAGCGAGATGCAGCAGAAGCTCGTCTTTGGTACAACCGATTCATCTTCCGCACGAAGGCCTGGCGGAAAATTCGCCGCCCGATCTGGCGGTCGCTGCAGTCAACAGGTCAATTTTTGAGTAGCTTATCACACAAAATACCATGAGTAACACACCACGTGATCCGGACACCCTGAAGGTGTTCAATTCGTCAGTCTACCGCAAGCGCGTCAAGCGCATGGTAGAACTCGCTAAGGCCGTCCGCGGTATCCACCGAAAGTTGCCCAAGGGAAATCTCGGGCCGCTTAAGTCGACCGCGACAGAAAAGGAAAAGCGAATTCGCGCTCAAGAGGAATCGAGCCGCCTGACCGTCAACACCATCCACTTTTTTGCCAACTCGGTCAGCGGATTCTCGTCTGCAAACCGTGACTCTGCGCCCACCAGTAACGAAAACACACAGCCGTGAACTACCGCCTGGTTTTAGCTCCGACAGGAACAGTAGCCTCTGACTCCGGAGCGATCATGGTTCATGACTATGGTACGTTCCGGAGTACGGTGCTCAATAATGGTATCCCCGATTCAGTAAGCTTTAGTTGCGAGACCGAATCGACTGCAGGATACGATTGCGCACTATGGCTCTGTAACCATTGCCATACCGAGCACCTCCCGTTTCCGGAGTATTCGACCGCAGGCGCAAACGCCTCGGCGAAAGCCCGAATCGATGCCCTGTTAGAGCACTTCTCGTATTCTCACATCAAATAACTAGTATGCCCGAAATTATCCTCTATGGAGTAATCCTAACCGCCACGACCGTATGGTCGGCAGTGGGTCTTGCGTTGTGGATGCGCAACTCCGAAGATGTCCTAAACCAGCTCAAAAAGTTGGCGCTATTCATCGTTTCCGGTCCTCTCGTCTGGATCTTCGTCGGGATCAACGGGATTATGTTCCTGCTGGACGAATGCCGTAGCATCTTCGAATCTTGTCTTCGCCGATGATCGACGACTTTGAAGACGACGTTCGGCGTCATACCGAACTGCTCGAGTCGGTGGATTGCAAGGTCAAGGAGTTCTGCTCTCAGATCTGCGATATCATCTCGGCGCACTATCCTGACAGGTCGGTCGACATCGACGAAGACTTTGTGGCAGACGAGACCGAGAAGTACCACTCGACTCGGATGTACATCCGAACGGACTACGGATGTGTCTGTATCGTTCCAAACTTCCGTAAGAAGTCGGCTGCGGGGATCATCATCAACATGGGAAAGGCCAGAGGGATGTTCCTAGAAGGTTTCACCGAAGAACAGATTGATGCCGAGGGCGACATCTTCTCTAACCCGATCCCGTACTCCAAGAACTCGGTAGAGGTCCTTGCATACTACCTAACTCATAAAGTCATAAACGCTTCAGCACGTGAATTTTGATCACCAAAAGGTAAAGCTAATCAGCCACACGGCTGGATACTCACAAGGGGGCGATCAGGACCCCAGCATGACTCCTCAGGAGCTCGTGGCGTATTGTGCTCGAGTGAGTAACCCATCCAACCAGAACAACCATCAGACCTCTGATCGGTTGGTCCAGTATTTGGTCAAGCACCAGCACTGGTCCCCTCTAGAGATGGTCTCTGCTACCGTGGAGATCGAGACCACCCGCGACATTGCTCGGCAGATCCTCCGTCATCGGTCATTCTCGTTTCAGGAGTTCTCACAGCGGTACGCCGATCCGACGGCCTCCATGGAACTGATCGTCCGTGACGCCCGTCTGCAGGATCCTGCTAACCGGCAGAACAGCGTGCAGACGGATGACGCCAAACTGCAGAGCATCTGGAGAGAGTATCAGGAGCAGCTCATCTCGTCGTCCATGAACGTGTACCGTTGGGCTATCGCCAATGGGATCGCCAAGGAGCAGGCCAGAGCGGTCCTTCCAGAAGGCAACACGATGTCTCGCCTGTACATGGCCGGAACCCTGCGGTCCTTCATCCACTACGTGGAGGTCCGTACGACCAATGGTACGCAGGCAGAACATATGGACGTTGCTAGGAAGGTTGCTGTGGCAATCTCTCCAGTATTTCCACTCATTTCAAACTTTGTTGCGGCATAAGTTGCTGACCTCCAACAATTTACTGACCAACGCAATTATGAGTTTTACTTTGGCCTCTGGTATGCTAGGATCTAATCATGGTCAAGCCTACCAAGGGAAAATCCAAGAAGAAGCAGCCTAACGTCAAGGTCGTCACGTACAACTACGCCGACGGCCTCAGCTGCACGGTGGTCACGCCGGCAGATCCGATTCCCACCGAACAGACTATCGCTCCTCCGGCTGGAGCCATGAACCTCATCACTACATCCATGAAGAACAACGCTAAGAACAGCACCGTCAGCACCAACAGCGTGGCCGCCACTGCGACCACCACCCCCACGGCTAGCACCAAGCCCCGTACCTATTCGGATCTGCGTGCCGGCGTCAAGAAGCAGGAGGCGATGGACATCGTCCATGGCTACTCCTTCCCGGACCGCCCCTTCACCATCAAGGAGGTCCTCCTCGGTACCGGCATCAACCACTGGTATGTCAGCACCTACATCAAGACCAACGCCAAGGTGGTTGGAAACGCTCCCAAGCAGCCGGGTGAGCGCGGTAAGGTGGCTAAGTTGTACCAGCTCGAGAAGCGCGCCTAATGCGGCTGGATGGCTTCTAATGCCATCCTATGGGTGAAGTGGTTGGCTGCCTAAGTTGTTGGTGGCCAACCACTTCTATTTTTGCTGGTAATCAACAACTTACACAATTCTTAGAGCTGTACAT